CAAAATGATAAGGAGACAAGATTCTTTGTAGGTAATGCACAAACTGCGGGTAGGGGTTTGACACTTACGGCAGCCACGAATGTTATTTACTATTCGAATGACTTTAATCTTGAGACAAGAATACAATCAGAGGACAGATGCCATAGAATAGGACAGAAGAATAATGTTCTGTATGTTGACTTGGTTGTTCCCGATAGTATTGATGTTCACATTGTTAAAGTTTTACAATCAAAAATTACATTAGCAGGGAGGACACTAGGAGAAGAAGCCAGACAATGGTTAAAAGTATCACCGAAAAGGAGTGACTAATGCGAAGAACTGAGAAACTAATAGGCACGGCAGGAGAACTTTTCACGGCTTTTGAATTAACAATGTTAGGTGTTGAGTGTGATCTTATAAAACAAGATGGTACAGATGTTGTTGCAGTTAAGGGTGATGGTGTTTTTATGGCTCAAAGAATAGAAGTAAAGACCGCCACTTATGTAGATAAGAAAAAATGTTATAGCTTTTCAACAGCAAAGGGTAATCCAAAAAGACATTATACTAAACTTGATTGCGATATAATAGCTTTGGTTGCTTTACCTCAAAGAAAGATACAGTTTATGAGTGTAGAATCTTTACCTAATGTAACTAAAAAAGTTCATGTAAATACTTTTGAGCATGATAAAGACTTAACACAAAGATCCTGGAAATATGCTTTAGAAAAAAGTATGATTGAATGTAAGAAAATCTTTGACAATATGGAAAAAAATAGGCATAACTAAGAAAAGGGAGAATAAAATGGATCCAGATAGATGGAAATCAGTAGCAGTACCAATCAAAACTTGGGACATGTTAAAAGAATTGTCGGAAGACAATGATAGGTCAATAGGTGGTCAAATATCTTTTCTCACAAAGCAAGAATATATGTGGAAAAAGAGTCAGACGAATTCTATTGACAAACAAAAAGCTAGGGTATAAAACCTTAGAACCAATACCGAAGGGTATAAACTTTAACGTAGAAGGAGAGAACGATGAGTGATGTATTTTCACTATTTGAAGAAGAGGCAGCTAACCCTCAAGCATTTAATAAAGTTAGCGAAGGAGAGACTTCAAAGCTCTCTACATTGATAAGGCAATCCATTGATCTCGATAAAGAGATTAAGGATGCCGAACAACATCTCAAAGATTTACAACAAAGAAAAAGAACTGTTGATGAGGAAGACATTCCATCATTGATGGAGACTCTCGGAGTTGAAAGTCTAACTGTTGATGGCAACAAAGTTTCTATTGATAAATATGTATCGGCAAGAATACCTGACGATAAGAAGGATGAAGCATTTAGTTTTATTCGTTCTATTGGTGAGGGCGATATAATTAAGAACGAAGTTGTTGTCGGCTTTGGTATGGGTCAAGACAATGTAGCGGGAGCCGTGGTTGATGATTTACGCAATCAAGGTTTAGCACCTGCTCAAAAGACTCATATTCATCCAATGACATTAAGAACTTGGGCGAAGAACCGAATAGAGAATAATCAAGAAATTGACTTTGATACTTTCGGAATATATGTAGGCAATCGTGCAAAAATAAAGGGAGCAAAATAATGGCTAATGCAGTTGCAGAAAAGAAGGCTACGGAAGTAGCACCATCCAACCTATCTTCTTTATTAGAGGAAGAGGCGGGAGCAGGACTTGAGAACTTTACTACGGAAGATATGCAAATACCTTTTATAAGGATATTACAAGCATTGTCTCCACAGTTAAATAAACAAGATTCTATGTACATCAAAGGTGCTGAACAAGGAGATATATTTAACACTGTGTCTCAAACAGTATATAGAGCAGACGAAGGTGTGCTTGTTGTACCGTGTTTCTTTGAGAAGAAGTTCTTGGAGTTCGCATTAAGATCAAGTGGTGGTGGTTTCATAAGAGAACTATCAGCAGATGATAAAGACATTACTCTTACAACTCGTGAAGGTGCAGCAGAAATACTGCCCTCGGGTAATGAATTAGTTAGAACTCATCAGCATGTAATTATGGCTATGGATCCTGAGACTAAGACCGGTTCACCTGCTATTCTTGATATGAAGAAGACACAGCTTAAAGTGTCTCGTAGATGGAATACAGTTAAGAATGGTATAAGATTACCATCAGGTAAACCTATGCCGTTGTATGGAACTGCGTGGTCTATTAAGACTATTGCAGAAAGTAATGATCAAGGTAGTTGGTATAACTACAAGATCGAAAGAGCTACTGAGGTTACAAAAGAACTAGAAGCTATGATGTTAGAAGCTAGAACTATGTACCAAAGTTTCAGAAAAGGGGAGATCAAGACGGCTTCGGCTCCTGCGGATGAAATGCAATCTGCACAGAAGGATGACGAAATACCGTTTTAATTAATCAGAGTCGTGGCTAGTCCTCCAAGTCACGACTCTTTTTTTGTGGAGTGAAGAGTGAATTTAGCAGAAGAATTATTAGAAGCTTTTACCGGCTTCAGTACGGCTCATGGTCAGACGGAAGTGTCACAAGAACGTACCGCAGGTAAACAAAAAGCGAAATCATTTATAGTAAGAAACCCTCTTACATTACAATTAATAGAAGGTCACATCAACGGCAAAAAAGGTGTTGGTGCTATTCCTATTAATGAAGAGAACAAATGTAGGTTTGGTGCTTTGGATATAGATGAGTATCCATTAGAACATAATAAATTAATAGACAAATTAGAGGAACTCAAAGTTCCGTGTATCGTGTGCCGTAGTAAATCAGGTGGTGCACATATATTCTTTTTCTTTAAGGAGTGGATGAATGCAGGAGATTTCAGAGACAAGGCTGCAGAAATTTCTTCTGCACTTGGTCATGGCAGGTGCGAAATATTCCCAAAACAAGAACAGATTCTTGTCGAAAGGGGTGATGTTGGCAACTTTATCAATTTACCGTATTTTGATTCAGAGCAAACTCTACGATATGCGATCATCCGAAGAGAGGGAACTTATGTCGAGGCATCGTTGTCGGAATTCATTGAAGAGATACAAAAGGTCAAGACCTTACCGAAGGACTTTTTAACTCTGCCCATAGGTGGACCTGTAGATCTTTTACCAAATTATATACCTTGCCTTAGAACTAAGTTAGCTATTGGTGTGTTTGAAGGAGAAAGAAATAGAACTGCTTTTCAACTAGGTGTATTTCTACAAAGGCTTGAGCCTGGTAATTGGAAAACAAAATTTGAAGAGCACAATGTAAGAGACTTTCATCCACCTTTATCTGCATCAGAAGTTGTAGCCATACAAAATACATTAGAGAAAAAAGAATATCAGTATCTATGTAAAGAGGAGCCAATGTCTTCTCATTGCAATCAAAGTGTATGTAGATCTATGAAGCTAGGAATAGGTGCTACATCAATGCCTACGATTAGTGGTTTGTCTGTTATCTTATCGGAGCCAAGACTATGGTTCGTGGATATAGGTGGACAACGATTAGAGATAACAACAGAAGAATTACAAGCACCACGACTATTTCAAAGAGCATGTATGGAGCAATTAAAAGTTATGCCTCCTAAGTTAAAAGATTCTGATTGGGAATCAACTGTGAATGATCTGATGGAGAAATGTAATGAAATACAAGTTCCCGAGGAACTAACATACAAAGGTCAGTTTATATCTATACTTGAATCTTATTGTACCGGCAGAGTGCAAGCACAAACTTTTGAAGAAGTTATGTTAGGTAAACCTTACACGGAAGTAGAAGAGGCTAAGACCTATTTCAGATTAGATTCTCTAATGGAATATATGAGGCAGAAAAAGTTTGATAGTTATACAAGAGCACAAGTGCAAGAAAGATTGAAAGAGATAAATAACGAAGAAAGTTCTAGTGTTAAAAAATTCAAAACGTCTTCGGGTAAATGGAAATCAGTTAGAGTTTGGTGGGTTCCAGAGATAGTATCTGAAGTTGACATAAGTGAGATACCTATTGAAAAAGAGGAGGTGCCATTCTAATGGAAGTATTAATAGCTTTTTGTATTGTGTTGGTTGAAGCACCTAGAATTGATGGTGGTAAGTCAATATGTGGTTTTTATGAACCTAGGGTTGAGTTTAAAAGTAGACAAGAGTGTATGGCAGATAAAAAACTAATAGAGGACTATGTTGTTGAAGAAGCTTGGAAAATTCATCCCAAGGCAGTACGAATATATGCGAAGGGACTTTGTTCAGACTAATGGAAACAACAATATTTGGACCACCAGGTACCGGAAAAACCACTACCTTAATTAACTTAGTTAAAGAAAAGATAAAAGAAGGTATGGATCCGACTAAGATAGCTTTTATGTCATTTAGTCGTAAGGCAGCAACAGAAGCAAAGGATCGTGCTATCTCTGAACTAAATTTAAGTAGCGATCAAATGATTTACTTTAGGACTTTACATTCGTTGGCTTTTACATGGATGGGTCTTACTACAAAGCAAGTTTTCAAAGGATCCGATTATAATGAACTAGGAAGATTAGTTGGACTAGAGTTTAGAAGTAATCCAACGGTAGGTTTAGAAGATGGGCCATTGTTTCAGATTGGAGCAGGTGGCGATAAATATATGTCTGTTCTTCAAATGGCTCGTGTTAGAGAAGTAACTTTAGAAAAACAATTCAATGATACTTGGGATCACACACTACATTGGCAACAGTTAAAAGTGTTAAACAAAGCTTACACGGATTACAAAGAAGCTAAAAACAAATTAGATTTTGTTGATATGATAGAGAAGTTTATTCTTGAAGGTTCAAGTCCCAAATTTGATTTATTGATTATTGATGAAGCACAAGATTTAGCACCTCTGCAATGGAGAATGGTAAAGGAAGTTTTGGTACCAAACTCTAAAGAGATATATTATGCAGGGGATGATGATCAAGCTATATATACTTGGATGGGTGTAAAACTAGAAGACTTTTTGAAAGCTTCGGATAAGAAAATTGTCTTAGATAAATCGTATCGTGTACCGAGTACCGTGCACAGTTTCTCACAAGACCTAATAAAAAAAGTTTCTCTCAGACAATTAAAAGAATGGCAACCCACTAAAAAAGATGGCACCATAACATGGCATCGAGATATACTTGATGTAGATCTAACTAGTGGCGAATGGTTGATACTTGCGAGAACAAATTATATTACAAATAAAATATGTACTCGACTTAAAGAAGAAGGCTATCTCTATTGGAGAGAAGGCACCGGTTGGTCTATTTCCCCAAATGTACTTAATGGAATAGAGGTGTGGCTTAAATTATGCAAAAACCAAAACTTGTCTATAGCAGAACTGAAGAATTTTGTGAAATTATTGAACCCGGATATTATTACGAAGTCTGGGAGAAAAAGGTTCTCCCACTTAGATCCCGAACAAACTTATTCTCTCGAAGATATTATAGAGAGTTGCAGTTTGAGCGTTACTCACGAGACTCCGTGGCAGAAAGTCTTGAAAGTTTCGGAGCAGGAAACTGCATATATAATGTCTGTGAGGAGGAGAGGAGAGAGGATTCTGACGGGGACTCCGAGGATTCGGATCTCGACAATACACAAAGCAAAAGGTGGCGAGGCGGATAACGTAGCCTTACTACTTGACTCAACCAAGGCTTGCGTAGAAAGCTTAGATCAAGATTCTGAGATTAGAACTTTCTATGTGGGAGCAACTCGTGCTAAACAATCATTACACTTAATAGAATCAACAACTAAATATGGATTTAACATATGAAAAAAGACAGAGAATTTTTTTTAAAAGAAGCAGAAAAATTAATCAATGGACAGAGAGCCAAGGAGTATGGACCTGCTAAAAAGAACCATCAACGTATAGCTGATATATGGACTATCTTGCTAGACAAGAAACTTAATGAC